GCCCGGATGGTGGGGAAGGGAGGCATGTACATATGGTGACGGGATCTGTATCATCCAGAGACAACACAAAAACATTCAAAGATCTGATGAAGATCATTCGAAAAACTAAAGTGTTGGTGGGAATAACGGAGGAAACATCAACCCGTGAGCATTCCGGATCCATTAACAATGCCGAGTTGCTTTTTATTCATTCAAATGGCGTCCGTGCTCCGTCCATGCGGACCGATATGCAGCCGGATTTGGATGCAGGGAAAAAATACAGCAAAGCATATGCGCTGTATATCCAATCTCATGGATCACCGCTTTGGCAGTCTCCTCCGCGTCCGGTCCTGGAACCGTCGATAGAAGCCAATAAAGAAAAAATATCGGCAAAGCTCAAAACAGCTTATAAAGCGGTTTTGTCAGGCGGTTCGGATTATAGGGACAAGTATGAGGCGGCGGGACTTTTTGCCCAGAATAAAGCCAGGGATTGGTTCGTAGACTCCCGCAATGGATGGGCACCGAATGCTCCCAGGACCATCGAAAGAAAAGGCAGTGACCGGCCATTGATTGACACGGGCGAAATGAGAAAGTCAATTACCTATATAGTGAGGGACTAATGATGAGAGTCAATGTCAGACGTGTCATTCAATCGCCCCGTATGGTGCAGACCTACCAGGTAACCCGTACTTTCGGTAGCTGGGTCCGGGGAAGTTTTATAGCCGGAGATCCCAAGATATTCAAGGTCAGAGGAATTGTCACGGTATTATCAGCGAAAGAACTGCAGTTTCTTCCAGAAGGAGACCGCGTCATGGGAACGATGGCATTTTACAGCCAGGAGGAACTTTATGTTACTCATGCCGGAGAACAGCCCGGTTTAAGTGACACCATTCTATGGCACGGAAATCAATATAAAATCATTCAGACAAACCCGTGGACAGACTATGGATATTACCAGAATATCGGTGTCAGAATGGAGGGCGTATGACATTAGCTGATATGGAAGACCTGTTCTATACGGATCTTATGACGGCATTGGGATACGATCCGGAAAAGACTTATGGCAACAGCAGCCCTCCGGTCAGAAAGTCCTGGCCCACAGGAGGCGCGCCTGCCTGGAAAATTACGGATGATGTACTGTTTCTCAAAATATTTGATCAGCAGGGACAGGATATTTCCATGCCTATTGATACAGTTATGGAAAATGATGGAGAAGACCTGAAGTCTTATAAAGGACAGACTCGTGTCCTCAGGCTGAACCTGGTCGCTTATGGTCCTCATTGCTATGACAATCTGTTGACAGTTCGACGATATTATCAGACAGCAAAAAACGCAGATATTCGAGCAGCGGACATATATCTCATTCCCGGGACCGATACGCCGCAGCGTCTTCCGGAATTATTTTCTGGACAGTGGTGGGACCGGGCGGATCTTGATCTGTATTTTAATTCGCTGGTGGAATGGGATGAACCAGTCAATGCCATCAAAGAGGTTCCGGTTACTGTGTCTAAAAACTCACAGGGAGGAACCAAGCAGGACAGCAGTGATTTTGATGTGAAAAGGAGTGATGGAACGTGACAGTTAAATCGTTAAGTCTTGATTCGGTGGTTGATGTCCTTGTCAGTCTCAGTCTGAAATCAGCTACCAGAAAGGCATTTAATCTTGGATTAATTATCGGAAGTTCAACAAAGGCATCCGGAGAAACAACATCTCCGGTAATTCCAACGGTGGAAAGAGTCCGTATTTATACCGATACGGATGATATGTTGAATGATGGATTTACAGCGGACAGCGCCGAATATAAAGCGGCGTTGCTGTATTTTGCGGCATCTCCTCTGTCTCCCCGGCGTCTGGCAGTCGGATGTTGGGATAAGGGCAGTTCAGAAACTGCGGTGGCTGCTGTTCAGGCATGCCGTGAAGCAAACAGTGAATGGTATGCCGTCACCGTTTGCGGTGCGGTAAATTCGGATATAGAAGCCATTGCGGCTTATGTGGAGTCGGCATCACCGACTACAGTGTATTTCTATACAGTGGCATCCAACGATGTCTTATCTGTTACAGGGGAATCTACAGATATATTTGTTGCATTAAAGGAAAAGCTCTATAAACGGAGCATTGGGCAGTACTGCGGGCAGAAAGATACGCCGGATGCGGCAGCGGCGACGATGGGATATGCCATGGGGAATAATACATCTCTGGCCAATTCTGCCTATACACTGGCTTATAAGACGTTGACCGGGGTAACTCCTGACAGTCTGACAGAAACACAGCTGGAATACGTCAAGGGAAACAATGGCAATGTCTATATTCAGCGGGGCGGATACTACAATGTATTTGAGCAGGGATACATGGCTAATATGGACAGCTTTGATGAAGTCATCAATCTGGATATGCTGGCCAATGACATTCAGCTGAATGTGATGGATCTCCTGTATGGCAATCCTAAGATCCCTCAGACAGATGCCGGCATTACACAGATTATCAATGTGATCAATCAGGCCTGCGATAAATATGTGAAAATTGGATTTGTGGCCCCGGGCACATGGAATGGGTCGGCCATCTTAAATGATGATGGGAAAGGCCTTGCTACGGGGGACACATTGACCAAAGGATACCTGGTTCTGTCAGAAAGTCTATCCGATCAGTCGCAGGCAGACAGAGATGCCAGAAAAGCGCCTCCTATCTACGTGGCGGTGAAACTGGCGGGAGCTGTAGAATTTGTGACGATTCAGGTCGATGTAAACCGCTGAGAAAGGAGTGATAAAATATGGCAAGAACAACAACATACAGCTTCTTGGATATGACCGGGAGTCTGTCGCACCCAACTATCGGTGATTATGTATTTACCGGAGAAGGCGTGGGACAGATCACAGTGGCTTATGCGACAGAGCGGACATCCCATGATGTGGCTGCTGACGGATCTGTCATGGTGTCCAAAGTGGCGGGAAACAACGGAACAATTACTATTGAATGCCAGCAGACAAGTGCTGTTCATAAATGGCTGCTTGCATGGTATAACGCATTGTGGGAGCTGCCTACATCGGAATGGGCTACAACGGCCATCATGCTGAGAAACTCCTCTACCGGCGGTCATGAATACGCCACAGGCGTTTCTCCTCAAAAGATTGGGGATAAACCGTATCATGCCCAGGGCGGACGTGTAACCTGGGTGCTCATGGCGGCCGATATTGTCTCAAGCCCTGTGTAATTTTCTTGGGGGCGGTCTATACCGCCTCTTTTTTATTGATTTATCAGGAGGGAATTTATGAAAGACCGGTATAAATTTATTGAATTGGACGGACAGAAGTACAGAATTGAGAAGATGCCTGCCAGAACGGCGCTGTACATTGGATCCCAGCTGGCCATGGCACTTGTGGGAGGAGCCAGATCCAGTCAGGAGAAGGAACAGGGAGTCAATTCAGAAGCAGTACAGTCAGCACTGAGTTCTCTTTCAAAAGAGACTTTCTTCAGTATACTGAATGACTGCCTGAAGACGGTGAATAAGATTACGGAGGTCAATGGCGCGCAGATGCCGGAGCCTCTTTTGAAGGCTGATGGATCTTTCGTGGATCAGGATATGGAATATGACATTTCATCGGTTCTCCGCCTTACCGTGGAGGTGCTGATGTTCAATGTATCCAATTTTTTCGGAGGAAAAGGGTTGTCGAACCTGAAGACGTCCCTTTCCCAGATTACGAAATAAAACATGCTGAAAATATTGATGAATATTTATGGCGTCCCGTACAGGAGGGATTGTGGAAGCAGCATGAACTATGGGATGGAACCTATGATTTAGAGGATCTCATGGATATACATGAAATTCTGGATGTAAAAGCCATTAATGAATATCGGGCAAGAAAGGCTGCTGAAGAAAGAGAGGTGAAATGATGGATAATGATGTCATAAAAGAATATCTGGTAGCACTGGGAGCTGCAGTAAATAAATCTCAGTTCTCTGAACTTTTTGCCACTGTCAATAAAGCGGACAGCTCCATATTAAAAATGAGGGATTCTCTTCTACAGAATAATGCAGCGGCCATGACGGTAGTAAAGGGACTGGGGGCGGTAGTATCCGGATTGACAGCCGTTACAGCAGCAGTGGGAAAGATGATCAGGAACGCAGCCGATCAGGATATGTCCTATAAGATCATGGCAAAAAATATGTGGACAACGCAGCAGAATGCCAAAAGTCTTTCCCTGGCATTGTCTGTCATGCACCAAAATCTGCAGGATGTGGCCTGGATACCCGAACTCAGGGAGCAGTTCATGAGACTCCGGGAAGAATCCCAGCAATTTGGACCTCCAAAAGAATTTTATGATCAGATGAGGGCTGTCCGTCAGATGGGATATGAATGGCAGTCTTTTATGCTGAAATTCCGCCTTCTGAAAGAATGGGTCGCTTATTATCTGATCAAATATCTGGCGGATCCGCTGGCCAAGATTAATGGATATCTGAAAGAACTGAATGAACGTTTCGGTGCAGAGATGCCTTCCTGGGGGAATAAGATAGCCCGGGTGCTGGCCATGATGGTGACGGCGGCCATCAATGTGATTAGGTTCGGCCGTGATATATACAACGAATTCAATAGGATATTTGATTTGCTTCCGGAAGGTGCCCAGAAATTCATAAAAATTCTGGCAGTTGTCGGCATAGCAATTAAAACAAACCCATTTATAGCGGCGATCCTTTTTGCGATTCTTTTGATTGATGATTTTTATGCCTATTTAGATGGACGTAAATCTTCCAAAACATTTACTCCTTTATGGGAAAAACTTCTAAGCAGTTGGAAATCATCTTCTGTATATTTGGAAAAGATACGAGGGTACTTATCGGATATTTCGGAGAATATCCGTAGTGACAAAGAACTGGAGGATATCTGGAATTCTATTAAGCAGATTATTGCTGATGTCAATAAATTATTTTCTGATCTCATATCATTGGTTATTTACATGTTTAGTGATTATGACATTAACTATGATCTGAGTTTGACATGGCAGGCTGTCAAAGATATAGGGAAAGGAATATTAGATGTTATTGATGCCATAGTCATCCTTTTAGATAAACTTTTAGGAGGTACTGGGACTTCAAGACATTTTTGGAAAATATTTGCTGAAGGAGTCGAAAAAGCAATTCGTTTTGTCGCCAGGTTAGGATCTATGATAGGTAAATTATTTTCTGCTCTGGCAAAGGCGTTAAAAGGGGATTTTAAAGGCGCTTTGGAAGATGCTAAATCTGCCTTTATGGGATTTGTAAAAGGTGTTGTGGGAGGTTCTACGGATGATGCCCGTTCCGATAGAGCTCAATATGTCATGAAACGGTTGGTGGCCATGGGATACACACCTGAACAGGCTGCCGGTATTACGGGAAATCTTATCCAGGAATCAAATCTGGACACCTCCGCCAGGTCGGAAGATGGGAATGAATCTATTGGAATTGGACAGTGGACGGGAGATCGCGCTACGGGACTATTTAATTTTGCAGCTGACTCAGGAAGAAATCCCTATGATTTGGATACACAATTAGATTATTTGAATTGGGAACTTATGCATAATGAGAATTCAGCTTTCCATAAGTTGCAGGATAATTCCGATACGGCATCTGAAGCGGCAGTTACCTTTGGCCGGGCGTATGAACGCCCCTCTGAGGAATATGCCAATTGGGGGAATCGCACATCAAAAGCGGAAACAGCTCTTGATGAATATAATAAACATCGTTTTGTATTTAAAAGCCCCAACATTGATTCTGATAGTGTGGCGTCATCAACGACAGGCGGATATACGTCTCCATCTTATGGGGCAAAATATACTTTCGTGCCGGGTGGACTTACAGTCGGAAAAATCAATGTGAACGTAGCTGGAACTAATGCGACTCCGCAGCAGATTGGGGAAGCAGTGACTGGATCCCTGGCAAATTATAATCGCAAAAATATTATTGGTGTCCGCATGGCAGGAGGTGTGATCTCTTGAGTACCATAGGAACAACTAATACATTAAGTGCGCTGTATCAGATGTATAAAATCAAAACCAGTATTTCCAGCGGGGGTAATGGAAAGTTTTCTACTGGATACCGCCCCAGGCAATGGGATGGTACATCTGCAGTACCTGAATTATTGAATGTAGATTCCCCATGGGTTCGGACAATTAATGAACTAACAGGGAGAAGTATTTCTGGACTGGTAAGTAACACGGTAGGAACAGGGCTTACTGCTTCTGAGCTGGTTTATGTAAAGACCAATATCGGGGGATATTTTTTTGATGCCGTACTGAGTTCAGATCATCAGTCACAACTATCCATAACGCAGCATCCGGTACAGACAGGAGCTGCCGTGACAGATCATGCCGTTGTGCAGCCGGCAGTCTTGACCATGACAGTGGGAATGTCAGATGCTATGGCCACGATGGTGGAAGGGCAATTCACAGAAGCCTATACAAAGTCTGTATCTGCTTACCGTGTGTTGAAACAGCTTCAGCAGCTCCGTATTCCGCTGCAGGTGGTGACACGGCTGGATACGTATCAAAACATGCTGATCCAGTCTATTGATGCACCTGATGATTATAAGACTCTTTATGGGCTGCGGTGCACCGTCACACTGCAGGAAATATTTGTGGTTAATGTGGAAGAGACGACTGTATCCGCACGGAACTGGTCTACGGGCAGCACCAACAGAGGACAGGTTCAGCCTGAGCCGGTGTCTGATAATGGATCCATTGCGGCGCAGGCCGGACTGTGAGGTGATGAGATGAGTTTATCTGTTATTCCTTTGACCACATCTCCCAATCAGACACTGAATTTCAAAATTACCATAGGAAGAGAAAATAAACATCTTCAGTTATTTCTCCGGTATCTGCAGGAATACAAACACTGGATTATGGATGTATCCGATGCATCAACGGGAGATATGCTGATTTCCGCGCTTCCTCTCGTGCCGGGAAAACAGCCAGCAGCCAATATATTAGCCTCTTATGCCTATCTGCATATTGGAGAAGCTTATCTGGTGAAATACGGGGATCCGGAGAATGAATACCCGGATTCAGACACGTTAGGGGCATCGTGGCTGTTATTGTGGGGTGAGTTGGAGTCATGAGCAATTATCTATATCTTAGGAAGTATCAGATCCTGGTATCTTCTGAAACAACCAAGTCCGCTGACGGAAAGACCGAAAAAGCTCTTGATGTATCTTATCTGCACTGTACGTTCAATGTTAGGCGGGGAATGGATTTCAATAACTACGCCATTGTTACTATCTATAACCTGAACAGAGAAACAGAAAATAAGATCATCAATGAAAGTGACCGGTTAATTATCAATGCCGGCTATGAAGGGTATCTCAATGCGGTTCCCTATGATCCACAGACATCAAATCAGGCAGCGGGTGCCGGATCAAAGCTGCATGCATCATCCGGATCATCGGATTCGTCTGACGTGACGCAGATTCAGGAAGGTAGTCCGAAACAATATGGAAAGATTTTTGACGGATCCATTATTCAGACAGTACGGGGGAAAGAGAACAATACTGACTATACACTGACTTTGGTGGCCATGGACGGAGATTTATTTGCAAACAATAATTTTATTGCACTTTCGTGTGTGCGTGGTCAAAATCCAAGAGCAGTCATTGAAACTGTGACATCAAAAGCGAAAACACCTACAGCCATTGCGAAAATATCTGACGGAATCAGCGGGCAGACACTTCCCCGGGGTAAAGTCTATTTTGGCCGTCCCCGTGATTATCTGCAGGACGTAGCCCGGTCCAACAATGCCAATGCATGGATACAGGACGGAGAAGTCCATATTACGAAGATCACTGATAATTATACCGATGAGGCATTGGTACTCACTCCGCAGTCCGGTCTGATTGGATGGCCGCAGCAGATTCAATATGGAGTATCTTTTCGATGTTTATTGAATCCGCAGATCACTGTCATGAGTATGATTCAGCTGAAAAATTCTGAAATTAATGGCATGCAGATCCAGACCAATACACCGGGACAGACACAGCCTCAGACTCTTCAGTTGGATCCGAATCAGATGTACCAGGCCTATGAAGTGGAGCATATAGGGGATACACGGGGAAATGACTGGTACACTCAGGTGTCGGGATACAGCCGGTATGGAAAAGATGTGGTACCAGCACTCATGAAATATTCAGGCCAGAATCCAAATTCGGTATGAAAGGAGGAACAAATGCAGAAATTACAGGAAAGCTTCTTTAGCCAGACACAAAAAGAAGAGATGCTGCAGCGGAATACGGGAATCGGAATCCATGTAGCAGCACCTGGAATTATTCAGTCTTTTAATCCTGCAGAACAGACAGTGACAGTAAAATGCGCAGTCAGAGAAAAAGTAGATCTGAATGGAACACAGACATGGACAGAAATTCCTCTTTTACTGGATGTTCCTATTGTGCTTCCCCGGTCAGGAGGATATGTCCTGACTATGCCGATACAGAAGGGGGATGAATGCCTGGTTGTTTTTGCAGATAATTGTATTGATGGATGGTGGCAGTCAGGAGGTGTGCAGAATCAGGTGGAAATACGCCGTCATGACCTGTCAGATGGCATAGCGGTTATGGGACTATGGTCTCAGCCGAATGTCATTCCTGGGTACAGTATGGAAGGAGCGCAGCTTCGTTCTGTAGACGGCGGAGCCAGCATAACCATTTCAGGCGGCACTGTCAGCATAAAAGCATCCAGCGTAAATATTGAGGCGGAAAATGTCAATATTGGCGCTTCCACCGTGATAGACGGTCATAATTTTGTGGGCCATACTCATGGAGGAGTGACTTCCGGAGGAAGCAATACAGGAGGTGTAAGCGGATGATCTACCGAAGACTGTCAGGCAGCGGAGATTATCAATTCGGGCGCAGCGGCCAGGATTTTCTGTCTGATATAGAAGCCGTGGCTCAGGCCATTCAGACCCGGCTAAAATTGCTCTATGGAGAATGGTGGGAAGATGTGACAGACGGACTTCCTCTATGGCAGAAAATCATTGGTACATCGGGCAGTGAGAAGAACCGGAATGCCATTGATCTGATTATTAAAGACCGAATACAGGGAACAGATCATGTGCAGTCTGTATTGAACTATTCCAGTTCTTTTGATAATGCAAATGGACGGAAATATACATTTGAATGCCTGGTTGTGACGGATTATGGAACCGTCACAGTCAGTTCATGAGGGGTGAGTTAATGAGTTATTTCAAGCCTTATATTGACAGTACAGGTCTTCATATACCGACTTATAATGACATCTTGGAGAAAATGACAGAAGATGCAAAAACAATATTCGGATCCGATATATATCTGGAGAATGATTCGGCTGATTATCAATGGATCAGTGCAAATGCGCTTCGGGAATCAGATGCATTGGAATCCCTTGCCTATGCCTATAACAGCCGGTCTCCCGCTACGGCTATTGGATCCGGACTGGATACCGTGGTAAAAATCAATGGATTAGTGAGAAAGCCGGCATCATACAGTACATGCAGCATAAAACTCTCCGGCACGGCCGGTACCGTGATCACAGGAGGAATTGTGCAGGATAATTCCGGATATAAATGGAATTTGCCGGATACCGTGACTATTGGAGAAGCAGGGACAGCGACTGTAACGGCAACCTGCGAAACACTGGGGGCCATTGTGGCTATGCCGGGAGATATCAATACGATTGTGACACCCTCTTATGGATGGTCATCAGCAACAAATGATTCTTCTGCTTCAGTAGGAAATGCAGTGGAAACAGATGCTGAACTGCGGGCCCGGCAGGCTTTGAGTACAGAGATTCCTTCCCAGACGCTCTTGGACGGTACCATTGCAGGAATTCTTTCCATTCCGAATGTAACCAGACAGAAATGTTATGAAAATGACACTAATGTATCAGAGGTGTCAACAGATAATCCTTATGGACTGCCGGCCCACAGCATTACCTGTGTGGTGGAAGGAGGAACGGATGAAGAAATAGCGGAACAAATTTATCTGAGGAAAGGGATTGGCTGTTATACCAATGGGACAACAGAGGTCGGCATATCGGGTAAATATGGGATTAACAGCAGTATTCGCTTTTATAGGCCTTCCTATGTGGCAGTGGATGTGACTGTCAATATCAAGAAATACGCTGGATATACCACAGCCACGGCAGATGTGGTGAAGAATCTGATTTACAGCTATCTGAATTCGCTGGGAATAGGAGATGATCTGGCGGTAGGAATTTTATGGAGTACGTCTCAGTCAGCCAATGCGGATTTGACGAATCCCACCTATGCTGTGACATCTCTGTCAGTAGTCAAACATGGGGGAACTGCCGGAACCGCCGATATTGTGACGGCGTTTAATGAAGTGATTCAAGGCAATGCAGATTATATTACAGTCAATGTGTCGTGAGGGGAATTATGGATAAAAGCTATTATGAAAATCTCATCACATCAGAATATCGGCTGCAGCCCCATTTTATGGCATGGGTGGATGCCGGTATAGATGCATTAAATGATATGCAGAATACGGCGGAAAATATTATTCAGGCGTTTCATATTGATTCTGCGATAGGAGTTCAATTGGACGTTCTTGGCGTCATTCTGGGGTGTTCCCGGATTATCAATTTCGAACCTTCCGATGGATCTTCCCAAACATTAGATGATGATTCCTACCGTTTGCTTCTGAAGGCTAAAATTGTGCAGAATCAATGGGATGGGAAGATTACATCACTGTATACTATGTGGGCTGATCTATTCCCGGATACGGAGCTTCTCTTGATTGATAATCAGGATATGTCCATGAATGTATTGATCATCGGAAATTTTTCTGCTTTGGAAAAAGATTTTATCAGCCATGGCTATATTATTCCAAAACCGGAGGGAGTCCGGATCAATTTTGCGACCATCTCGACAGCGATATTCAGTTATGGATATGACAATGATGTAATGGCTGGATATGGATCACCGTGGATCAATTCCACTGTTTTATAAAAGGAGGACGAAATGGCAACGTCAAATTTTAAAATATTTGATGAATCATACAGTAATATCATGGGAGATACAGATTATTCTTCCAATACGCAGCGGTCTGGAGGGGTTCAGAATGGGATTGCGGATCCTACGCTCCACAATAAACTGTATAGACAGGTTTCAGTCATGGCCGCCTCTCTAGCGGCTTTTGTTGTAAACAATGGCTATGATGCATCAGACAAAGATCTATCTACATTGACATCCAATTTTCAGAACGCGATTTTATCCGTCATAAAAAACACCTATCAGGGAAGTATTGATGATACTGTGGTGCCAACTCTGGATAAAGCGGTACTGAATACATTGCTTTCTGAATTGGCTTATCAGGTCAAAGCTATTACGGGGGAAACAGGGTGGAAGACAAGTCCAATGCAAGATTTGAAATCGATCCCGACGACTTATGCGTTGATTTCAAATCTGACATTGGTCAAGCGAAGTACTGCTTATAGTGTGGGGCAGATAAGGCTGGATCCTGATATTCCGTCATGGGCTTATCTAGAATGTATAACGGCAGGAACAACGGCAGCGGTGTCGCCATCATACGGCGTGACAGAAAATGCTGCTATTACAGACGGATCCGTTGTATGGACCATGCGCAACTTTAAATCGGCCCAGTTTGCTCCGATCACCCCAAGTGTATCTGACAGCAGTCTGAAGGCGGCCAATACAGGATGGGTGAAGTCTCTTTTGTCCAGTATTGGATTGAGTACCGGCGCTTTATCAAGCTATGATTTCAGCAACGGAGATTCATGGTGGGCTAAATTTGGAGGAAATGGAGGATTGATTGTTCAGGGAGGGCATACCAGTAACCTGTCAAGACGTAATGAACATACAATTACATTTCCTATTGCATATTCATCTAAAGTACTTAGAATAATCCATTCTGCGCAGGGAAATTATAGAAATAATTCAGCCCCTGGGCTTAACACAATATACAACATTACTCTTTCTGGGTTTACTTATTTTCCGGGTATGGACCTTGATCATGAATTGGAATATCTAAGCTTTGGAATTTGACAGGAGGATTTTAAAATGAATTATTTAGCTGTTTTTGATAAATCTGGACTTAGAATTACATCTTATGCATTAGGAATCCACGGGAAAACAATTGATGATCTAAAGCATATAGCTTCCGCAAATTATCCAGATGCACTGCAAGTGGAAATGGGACAAGAAGAACATGCGAAATATACATCTGGGAAATATAAGTATGATTTATCTTCTAAATCTGCTGTCGAAATTATAGAAACAGATGATGAAAAACTCATAGACATTAAAAATACAAAACTGATAGAACTTCAAGGATTACTCAATCAAACTGATTATCAAGCTATTAAATATGCAGAAGGAGCCATTACTGCAGAGCAGTATGCGGATTTAAAGGTTCAGCGTACAGCTTGGCGGGCAGAATATAATGCTGTACAGTCTGCTGTTACATTGGATGCATTGAATGCAATAACTTATTCAACTGAGATCCCATCCGTAGAATAAAAACAAATATGAGAGGAGGAACAGATTTGTTTAAAACAGCGCAGAATAATATTTATATGACGCGAGGAGACAGTGCGGTATTCCATTTGGATATATTGGATCCAAATGGAAGTCCATATGAAGCGCCTGACGGAACATCACTTCTTTTTACAATAAAGTCTGATACAGAGACGACGGCCATTATTTTGCAGAAGTCAGTCATTGATGGAAATATTACAATCAATCCATCTGACACAAGTGCGCTGGATTATGGAGATTATGTCTATGATGTGCAGATGGTATTGCCGGATGGATATACTTCTACCATTATTTCTCCATCGCTATTCAGATTGATGCAGGAGGTGACGTTTCAATGAGTGCTAATCTGACGGGAAAGATCAGTGGGGAGAACACATTATCGGGGAAATTGTCTACACAGATTAAGGATGTGACGGAAATTATGCAGTATGGATCAATCTACGAATTTCCCAATCGGGGAGTTGTTTCTACACTGTATATTACTTCTGATGAAAATGCAGCATATCGATGGGATGAGACCGGGAGCAAATATTTCTGCATAGGTCGTGATTATAAGGAAATTGAGAATATTTTGGGAGGAGCATTATGAGTAAAACACTTCAGGCAATACTGCAAATCAAAAATGGGACAAAAGCGAATTGGGCATCGCAAAATCCTATTTTAGCAAAAGGAGAACCGGGATTAGAAATAGATACGGCTCATTTTAAATTTGGAGATGGAGTATCAGAATGGAATGATCTGCCTTATGCAGGGACCATTGTAAAAGTTAGTTCTACCAATGGACATTTAACCATTGATGGGACGGATGTACCCATATATACACTTCCCACAGCAACGTCTTCTGTGTTGGGCGGAGTCAAATCACAGTCGTCTGGATCTGGGAAAGTGGTCGTGGGATCGGATGGAACTATGAGCGTATCTGATGTGCCTACAGCAGATGCGCTGTCTACTGCACGAAAATTAACTTTCTCGGGAGACGTCGCTGGGAATAATACATTTAATGGATCTCAAGATGTCACTTTTTCCCTGGCATTGGTATCATCTGGGGTCACAGCAGGGACTTATTCCAAAGTCACTGTAAATGCCAAAGGAATTGTGACTGCTGGAACATCATTGACATCTTCTGATATTCCTACGCTCACATTATCTAAAATATCTGATGCTGGAAGTGCCGCATCCAAATCTGTTGGAACGGCAGCAGGAAATGTGCCGGTGCTGGATTCCAACGGAAAATTGGATACTAATATACTGCCGGCACTTGCCATATCTGAAACTCATGTGGTAGCAGATCAGACGGCTATGTTGGCATTGGATGCTCAGGAAGGAGATATTGCCATCCGGACAGATGGTACTGGGAGTTGGATACTGACAGCCTCTCCTGCATCGACATTGGCAAATTGGAAACAATTATCTGCACCGACAGATCTGGTAACCAGTGTAAATGGAAAGACGGGTACCGTGACTTTGACTACAGGAGATATAGCTGAAGGAGTCAACCTGTATTTTACAACTGCCAGAGCAACAGCAAATTTCAATACAAACTTTTCCGGAAAAAGTGTTACAGGACTTTCTGATGGAAGTCATGTAGTATTGGATACTGATTCCATTATTATTGACTGCGGGACGGTGTCTGGATCATGAGCAGAAAGCTGAGCGGAGTGCTGATACAGCATAAAACAGGAACTGCATCACAATGGACATCTGTTAATCCTACACTGGCAAAAGGGGAAATAGGATTTGAGACAGATTCTAATAGATTGAAAATTGGTGATGGAGTAACCTCATGGAATAATCTCTCATATTTACAAGCAGTAGGTGATGTAATAAATTCATATGATGTTAGTGACAGTAATTCATGGTGGATAAAATATAATGGATCTTTGGGAATTATTGAACAGGGAGGATTAATTCCGACTAGCCATAGAACAAATGTTAGTATTACTTTTCCTATAGCATATCCGAATGCAGTCTTATCCATTGTACATTCACCTTATGCTGATAATTCGAATGGCAGTGGACGTGGATTAGATGTCGTAAGATCTTATAGTTTAACAGGATTTATATTTTATGCTGGATTTGATATGGATCATGCTCAATTTTGGTATTCTAAAGGATATTGATAATTTATGAGATGGAGTGAGTTATGGATAATGATTTTGAAAGAGATATGATTGACCGCACGGCCCGCATTGAAACCAAACTTGATATTATTCTGGAAACACAGCATAAACAACAGGATAAGCTGGACGTGGTGGATATTAGAGCCACAGAAGCTCTGCAGTCCACAAAATCGGCTCATCATCGGATTGATGAGATCAAAGTGACAGTCATCAAAATAGCGGGGGCGGTCAGTACGGCAATTGGACTTCTTATAGGTTTTGCCCAGGTATACATTCAGTTAAAGCACTGGTGAGACAAATGGCAGAAAAAATACGGGAGCTTATAGCAGGGGCGCAGCGGAAGCTGAGCTCCTTTTCTATTGCACAGGGGGCCATGAAATACATACTCTGGTATGCGCTGACGCTGATTTTCGCAGTGACTCTGTATCTGATTTCATGGATATATGAGGCATGGTCGACCGGGAAACCAGATATGGCGGAATTGAGAAATTTTATCCATGAGATCGCATCGTCGCCCTGGGTAGCGGCTATAGGATTTGTGGCGCAAATGTTAGTAGACCGGAACAATGATGGAATCCCGGATTCTATAGAAAACAAGGAGGAAGAAAATGGAAAACACTGATGAAAAAACAACGGAACAGAATACAGAATCTGTAAATGCAGTAGCTGAGGATGCTTCTACAGAAGAAAATCAGACAGAACTGGACAAGGCGAAAGCTCTGGAAGATAAAACGGATGAAGAACTGGCAGCGGCACAGGAGACATTGTCCAATGCCATAGCTGCACTCCCGGAAGCGGCAGAAGGACTCCTGGCCTCCGCACGGTCAGCCTTGGAAGCGGATCTAAACCTGATTCAGGAAGAAATAAAATCCCGGACGGATCAGGCCGTGGATACAGTACAGGAGGCAGTCAATAATGCCGGATCCGATGTGGATAATTTTTGGAGTAAATATGGATCCAAAATCAATGAGGGAGCCAAGTGGTCTGTATTGGCTGCCATTGTATATCGGTTGTTCATTTTCTAAGGAGGCGCACTATGGCCAATGTAATTGATCTGTCAGATTTTCAGGGGGATGACTGCGGTCGTCCCCTTATTGATTTTGCCAATTCCCCAATTGATCTTTCCGGATGCATCGTGAAGGTATCGGAAGGCTGCAGTCTGCAGGAAATGTACTCTGCCTATATCAGAATGGCGCAGGAATATAACGTCCCATTGGGGGCTTATTGCTATACTCATGCGCAGACAACAGACAGGGCAAGGCAGGAGGCACAGGTATTAATTGGCGCTCTTCAGCCCCAGGGGATTACTTCTCTTCCTCTGGGAGTTTTTATTGACATAGAGGCGTCGGAAGTGTTGGAAATGGATAAAGATGACATAACAGCCTGCGCTTCAGCTTTCATCGTGGAACTGAATAAAGCCGGATTCAAGGCAGGAATTTATGCTTCTTCTGGAAGACTTCTGTCAGGATATACCGGGTCCAGGGTAGGGTGGATTGATATTTCCCAACTGGCGGACTATGTTCCCTACTGGGTGGCGCAGTACGGAGGTATCTTTACATGGCAGCAGGATAACCCCGGCAAAATCTGCGCAGGACATCAATATACGGAATCTTTTGATTTCAATGGAACTCAGGTTGATATGAGCGAATGGTTTAGCCGAATTTGACATTGATTTCGTATATCCTGTGATAGGATTTATTGCGATAACGGAGAAATCGCTTAAAAACAGCCTTTTTCTTCGATTTCGCAATAAATCTCATTTATTATCAATTATGAGCACTGAAAGGGCATGATGACATGCAAAAATATCAAAAATACATTGCCATAGCGAAAAAGGCAGGTTATGTGATAGTCCTCCTGTACATCCTGATCTCCGGATATCTGCTGTATACGAAATATCATTCCAGTGAGAGCAATGATACAGTAAAGCAATTAACAGAGCAGCAGGTGACGGATCCGTCCAGCGTAAAAAAGGCGCTGAATGTATCCAGCACAGAAGCGAAAGAAATTGTAGAGAAAGTGGAGACAGTGAAGAAACCGGAAGTGTCCTATACCGTAGAGGCACTAACGGTAGAATCTGCCGCGGAAAAAGTAACGGACCAGATCCAGACCGGAGACACTACGATCCCGAAAGCAGCTACGGCAAAAACTGACAGGACTGCTGTCGTGGCAGATAACAAAAAACAGACGGTGGATGTTTACAAAATAAATTTGAGAAACAATCATAAAATCAAAGCCGGTGTATCCTATATCGATAACAAAGCTTATGCGAATGTGGGATATCAGGCAGGACGTGTAGAGGTCATCGGGCATTACGGCGGAGAAAATAGGAACGGAGTGTCGGTGATGTACACGTTGAAGGAGTGGTAAGCAGGAGGTGATCCGGTTATCGCGCGGTCACTGCGTTAGTGTGATGTGAGGGGCTAATTGCCCCTCTTTTTTATTACCTTATTAAAAAAAATTAATATTTTGCATAGTCCATATACAAACTAGGGGGAAAGGATGTACAATGCAGGCAGGAAGAAGTGCGTTATGCTAGTGTGAATTCGATCTTTTAGTATACGGAAGTTTTATTTACTCATAAATAGAGAGAAAGGGAGGGGACATTGATATGGACACATATGAAAACATGCAAGAAAGTGATTACAGATGGTTTATAGAGCATTATTCTGATCTTTTTAAAGAGTACGGTAAAACCTATTTAGCAATTAAAAACAAGAAAGTCATCGGAGTATATTCTTCATATGCAAAGGGTGTATGGAAAACTAGGCAAAAAGAAAAGCTGGGGACATTTATTATCCAGGAATGTAATGGCAATGAATCTGCATATACCAATTATATTGCATCCATGAATTTCATGCCGGGAGTTGTCAATGAATAATGGAGGCCCAAAACAAGTACAGCCTGAAACTGATAGATGCCGATCATTTACTAGTTCATATAAGGCGATTAGCAATCAATTGAAAAATGAAGTCGATGTCAATAGCCAAGACCGTGAAATTCTCAAAGTACCTGCATTATGGGATACAGGAGCTACAAATACATGTATATCCAATCAAATAGTTGAAGAACTTGCATTGGTTCCTACAGGTAAAAAAAGTGTACGTACTGCATCGGGTAGTAAAGAAGTTTCAACTTATTTGATTAATATCAAACTGCCTAATAATGTGGATATAAATGCTATTGAAGTATGTGATAGCGATATAGGTAATCAAGGTATTGCATTATTAATTGGTATGGACATTATTGGGGTGGGAGATTTTTCCGTGAGTAATTATCAAGGACATACAGTTTTTTCATTTCGAATTCCTTCTCAAGGTAAGATTGATTATGTAAAAGAAACTCGTATGAGTAATCTTATCGGGAAAAAACATGGTAGTGGAACAAGGAAGCGAAAGCATAGATAGGTGATTCATTTATTAGTAGGCGAACAATACAATAGCTCCTTAATTTTTCAAGATAAGAGATGATTGTAATGAAGCCAATGACAGTTCAAATTATGGCAGATATAAAAAATATTAATTCATTATCGGCTGATGTAATTATTTAGAGTACCATAATGGGTATGTTTCTTTTAATTTTATAAAAATATTTCCGGTACCAAGTGGAATTAAACTTCCTGAAGGAGTGGCTAAACCTGATCGTATTGGGAATATTATTACTCGTGTGGATGTATCTTGGGCTTATTTCGTTAATGCTTTAGCAGAAATGATAAAAATAGCAAAACAAGGACAGTCAGAATCTGTTAAACAAAATCAGACTGCCATAAAAATTTTATCAGGAATGCAAATTGAGGAGAAAAAAGAAGGATATGCAGAAATAGCAAAGGAGAGACTGGCAGGATAGCCAGGCTCTCCTTTTTTAGTTATATATCAAGAAATATCTTCCTTCCAATTCAGTAAATGAGCTGAATTGAGAATGACAAATATAGATCCAGTATTATGCACCAATGCTCCGGATACGGGATCCAAAATTCCGTACATGGCTAATATAACTGCCAGAAAATTTAGTCCCATAGAAAAAGTCAGATTATATCGGATAGTATGCATGACTTTTTGAGATAAAGACAGCAAATGTGGTAAATACAATATATCATCCCTTATAAATACCATATCAGATGCGCCTGTAGATATGTCACTCCCTATACCACCCATAGCAATACCTACATGTGCACTTTTTAGGGCAGGTGCATCATTAATTCCATCGCCAACCATGCAAACTGGATATTGAGATTGTTCATAGTAATTAATAGCGCGTAATTTATCTTCAGGGAGACAGTCTGATTTGTATTCCTCAATTCCGGCAAGTTGGGCGATGTATTTTGCAGCCGCATCATGATCACCGGTAAGTAACACGGGACAGACACGAGATTTTTTGACTTTCTGGATCATAAGTGATATATCAGTTCGAAGTATATCTTGAAGAGCAATGAAACCGGCAACTGCATTGTCAATACTGATATATATGATAGTACATCCGATGGAAGTCCATTCTTCAGCATTTTTTTTGACTATTTCAGGGATGACCAATCCCATTTTGTTTAATAATCTTTGATTTCCATTATGTATGGTATGAGTTCCTATTTTAGCCGTTATTCCAAGGCCAGGCAACATTGTAAAGCTTTCTGGAGATTGAGGAAGGTGACCGAAAAGAGAATGATAATGCATGAGAACAGATTTTCCGAGAGGGTGTTCAGAATAAAGCTCAGCGGATGCAGCTAAGGAGAATAATTCTGAATCATTCAGATGATTGATTAACTGATTTGTAAAATTAGCTATTTTTATTACATGGGGCTTTCCATAAGTCAGCGTACCGGTTTTATCAAAAGCGACCTTACGTACATGGGAAAGACGTTCTAAAGAATCTCCTTCTTTAATCAGAATACCATGTTTAGATGCATTTCCTATTCCGGCCATGATAGCGGTCGGAGTAGCTAGCACAAGTGCACAGGGACAGAATACAACCAAGATAGTGACTGCCCGGAGAATTTCTCCAGTCAGTATCCATGTAAATATAGATGTAGACAAAGCACCCACTACGATCCAAGTCGCCCAGCGGTCAGCCATGCGTACAACAGCAGCTTTCCCGGCATCAGCGGACTGCATTAATTGTATAATCTTTTGAATAGAACTATCTTCGCCAGCTTTTGTGACTTGCATACAAAAAGAACCGAACTGATTTATAGTTCCACTTGTAACCGGGTCGTCAGGACCTTTGTCAACGGGCAGAGATTCTCCAGTGATAAGTGACTGGTTAATAGAAGTATTACCAGTGATGATGACACCGTCTGCAGGGATTGTTTCCCCCGGACATACGCGTAATATATCTCCTGGATTTACATGATCGGCGGGAATCATTTGCTCTTCCTGCCCATGAATAATTCTGGCCATGGAAGGTTTTAAATGGATCAGCTTTTCAATTCCACTGCGTGCATGGGAAACAGTTAATTCCTCTAAAAGAGAACCCAATTGCATAATAAAAGCTATTTCTCCGGCAGCAAAGATCTCATTTATTATAATTGAAGCGATTAAAGCAATAGTAACCAGGAGATCTGCTTTTACATCAAAATGAGTGAAAAGGGCAGTAAATGCGCCTTTTACAATAGGAATCCCGCATAGGATTATGGCTATCCATGCGGGATCTACAATGGCAGATTGATATTGGAAGGAAAAATTGAATAAGCTGGCAGTGATGGCTAAAAAAGAGATAAATAGACATATAATGCGCTGTCTATAGGAAGAACACCAAATATTATTGAGTAAAGACATAAAAAAACCTCCTTATACATATACCCCTATAGGTATATGATAGGAGAGCGTACTTCCTTTGTCAACTCAATTATAGAAAATACAAAAGATTATGACATTCGGGAAAAATGCTCTATGGCTTTGGTAAAATCAGCAATTGTTTTATTGGCATCACCATGTTCAATTCCGTCACGCACGCAGTGATTTAAATGTCCTTCCAAAACAATTTGGCCGACCTTATGAAGGGCGCTTTTGGCGGCATTGATCTGTATTAATACATCTTCACAAGGAACATCCTGATCGATCATTTTATCAATGGCTTGAATCTGCCCAACTATTTTTTTTATCCGACGGTGTAAATTTGGCGCATCCATACATTGTTTCATAAAAGTCATTCCTCCAATTCAATATTATTCTTTATATTAAGTATAGCATAGTCTTTATTGTTTACCGATTTTCTTTTATATATTAACAAGTTTTCTTCAGCTCTGCACGGTCAAAGCGAATATTGATGGCATCTTTTGTTGAGTAGCTTTTTTGCGATGATACTATTATTGATAATAATGATCATGTGTGATATCCTATCTATGCAGGAGGATATCATGATTTAAAATTTGACGTTTTAGGAGATATCGGTTAAATCTCCATCCATATATAAGTAAATAATATAAGAGACTAGTTCATCAGCTGGTCTCTTTTATCATATTCCGGATATGTTTCAACTAATGCATCGGAGAGTAATGTCAAATATATGAAGGGATTGAGACCATGGAGAACCGTCCAATTAGATATGTTTATGAAACCGACAAGGACAAGTCGGATGAAGTTTGGAGACAAGTAGCGGATCTCTTTGTGAGATGTGCGCGTAAAGAGCAGGAAAAAGAAGATGATGATCAAATAGGAAAAGAAAAAATGCATCAGCCATCTTGAAAAGATTAATTGACGACTATTTTGACGACCAGTGGAAATCTTACGATCGAATTCAGATGATTAAGTATGAAATTTTTAATAGATATCATCGGGGATAACTGTCATCTAATCAGACCTTTTAATTTTGGAAATCATGTTGACAGCGAATACTGTCACGGGGGTTCGAATCCCCCTCTCTCCGCCAGAAAAGCAAGACCCCGTCATTGTTGGCGGGGTTTTTGATTGCACTTTTTTCAAATTTAAATTTGAA